ATGGCAAAGTACAGTGTTAACTCGTTTAGCGTTTACACCAAAGTAGACCCTAACGGGATTGAAAGAGTGTATCTTGAAGTTGATCTCACAAACTCCTCAGGCAATCCTAAAATAGCCACTTACACGATGACAGAGGACACAAGAGCAACAACCCAGGGAATTGTTACTGCCCTGAACCAAGGTTTTGCATATGCTCAACAGAACTATGCCAAAGTCGGCATAAGTGAGTTTGAGGCAAGAATGTATTTATTCTTCGAACTTCCGACTGCGCAAGGAAAGCAAAACTATCAGTTTACCGGCAAAAAAATCTAGTTATAGTAAGGCGCAGCACCTTTAGTTATTAGGTTCTGCGCCTTATTTTTGGTCGGAACAATTATTTTTTAGAGTTTTTCTTTCACCCCCTGCTGCGGGGCTGCTGCGAGCACGCTTCGCCATACATCGACGTTATGCAGGTCATCAAGAATCGCATCGGTCATTGCGTTGGTCATTGCCCCGGTCAGATCAACCGGCAGCATCACCCAACCATCCGGAATCACCGGAGAATTGACATCGGCACCCTGAAGCATGGCGGCGCGGTGGCACAATAGCTCCATCAACACATTTTCAAACAGCCTAGCGTTCACTTCCACGGAACCATGAACACCACGTGAATTACATTCGCTAATTACCGCTTGGGTTTCCGATAGGATTTTTTCCAGGCGCTCGGTTTTAATTGTGCTCATGATTTACCTCCCTGAAGCATGGCTGCGCGGCAGGCGTCATGATCACTAGATAGCCCCAAAAACGTCTGATACCAGTTATTGGTAAGCGTCTCCCATTGTTCCGCTGTCAGCGATGCATAGTCGCGCGCATCCTTCAGCAATTCCGCCAGGCCCTCGGCTTTGAGTCTGTTTCGTAGTTCAATTGACACTGTCTGCATTAGTGGGGCAATAATTTGAAACTCAGCACTATGCGGCTGGGCTTTCAAAACAAAATCAACCTGGTCACGTTTAATGGTTTGCCACGCCGTTACCTGCCCGTTGTAGCCATTCCGAATGCGGTATTGATAGATAGGCTCAACTGGTGCTGCCAGCGCGATGCGTGCCAGTTCTTCCGCTTCTTCTGCCGGCAGCACAACGTTGCTACCCGGGCCGTATGTTTCGCGCCATTGCTGGATTTTCAACAGGCGTTCTCTGGTAATAGTGTTCATGGGCTAGCCCTCTCCGTGAATACGGATTGCCAGCATCGGATAAAGCAGCATTAACCTCTGCCTCTGGATATGCATAGATAGAACGGTGTGCATCTGCGAAATCCCTACGATGCAGAACACTAATGGGCTTAGGCAGTTTCACTTCCCGCGCTTCCAACTCAGCAATCCGCTTCTCTGCGGCTTCCAGCTCATCCAGCAGCGCCAGCACGTTCGCGGGGTTAGCTGCGGCAATATATCGAGCTTTATTTGCTGCCTTTTGCTGCCCGTCAAAACCAGCCCACTTAACTACATCTCCGCAACGATTGTCGCCTGGCGTGTGAACCGCATATGTTTTTGACTTTGTGTCAATGAAAGCTCGCCAATCATCAGCGCCAGCCTTCTCCGCCGATTTGCGCAGCGCCTGTTTGTCGATGTTGCTCATTGGGCGGCCCCTTCTGCTTTCTTTTCGTCAACGCTCCAGGCTGTAGCCAGTGCGTTCGTCACTTGCATAAACGAATGATTAACTTTCACCGAGAAAGTTTCGCCTGTGGCCGATACCGTTTCGATGGTGGTCAGCTCGCCGCCGCTTTCGAAATCAGGGTAGAACTGCGTTACCAGGTTACTTTCGACAATCACCGAACCGTTTGGCGTGTGCATTTTAAGTTTCATACCCCTATCCGGTTCGGCAAGCACAAGGACCTGACGTTCGAAGAGATTGCGAAGGTCGACCCTGGCTATCTCCGCTGGTTGTCCAGCAACAGCGACGACGAAGACATTCTTTTCACCATTAAACACTGGCTTAAGGGGTAATTCATGGCGGTGATGACTCTCATCCTTGCCGACTCCGGGTATGGCAAGACGTACAGCATCCGCAACGTTAACCCGGAAAACGCTATTCTCGCTCGATGTATTCGTAAGGCCCTTCCATTCCGCAATAACGGCTGGAAACTCCATGGTAAACGCCTGCCTGATAACACCATCCAGCGTGGGAACGTGGTTGATATCCGCAATGGCAGGCATCTTCTCGATGTGATCCGTAACGCCGCGATGAGCGGTCGCAAGATACTCATCATTGATGACTTCCAGGCTGTCATGCAGCACGAGAACATGGACCGGGCCTACGAGATTGGCTACACCAAATTTACCGAAATGGCGGAGCACGCCTGGCGCATCATAGAAGCCGCCACACAGCTTCCGGACGACTTCCGCGTCTATTTCCTCGCTCACACTGAAGAGAGCGAAGGAAAAATCAGGATGAAGACCGTCGGCAAAATGCTTAACGAAAAGCTCACTCCTGAAGGGTACTTCCCTATCGTTCTGCGCATCATCAAGCGCGACGGCAAACACCTTTTCCTGTTGAAGGGCGACGACAACGACACCGTGAAGTGTCCTCCTGACCTGTTCGGTCCGGAAGTGACTGACATGGATAACGACCTGGCAGCGTTCGACAACGCAATTTCTGAATTCACTGACTTATAAGAGAGATAACGATGAACCAACCAATCAGCTTTACCTGGAACCAGCAGTCGGCAGAAGCAGCACTCAAAGCAGGATCCTCCGCTGGCATTTCTGAAACCGGCGCATACGAAGGCGTGATCACCTCCGCTGTGTATGAGTTCGGCAAGGATGGATCACAGTCGCAGGCACTTGTTCTTTCGCTTGACGCTGACGGCCAGAAAGCAAACTTCCTGCGCATCAACTTCCTCGGCCGCGACGGCACACAGACTTTTGGTATGGGCTTGATCGCCGCCATCATGTGGGCTGCCCAGGTTAAAGACGCTCAGGCGCAACAGCGCCAAGGGCAAAGCGGCCCTGAATGGTGTCTGCCGGCACTGGAAGGTAAGCGAGTCGGCTTGTTCCTGCAAAAAATCCTCACCACCAAAACTGACGGCAGTGACAGCTATAAGTTTGAAGTGCGCCATGTTTTCCAGCCGGGAAGTCGTCTGACCTATAAAGAGTTCACCGACAAAACGCCAGCAGAAGCGATCGCCACACTCGAGCGCACCATGAAAGACAAAGACGACCGTAAACCTCACGATTCTTCTCGCGGGGGCTGGGGTGCACCATCACATAGCGGCGGCGGATGGGGGGGCAATCCGCAGGATCCGAATGCGGTCCCTGAGTCTCGCCTGCAGCAGGCCAACCGTCAGGTATCACAGAGCAATCAACATCCTCAGTTCGACGATGACATCCCCTTCTAAAAGGCATCGCTATGACTCACGCTCATGACGACATCAGGGTTGGAACACTGTGCCTTCCCTTCATTGGTAACGGCTGGCTAATGCCATGGGGTGAAGTGGTCAGCAATCCATTAAAGGCGCAGCGTCTCGCTGAGGAATATCGGGAAAGACAGGAGGCGGCATGACCAGAAAATACTCCCTTATCTATGCAGACCCTCCCTGGTCTTACGGCAACACCATCAGCAACGGCGCTGCCGCCGATCACTACTCCACCATGAAGTTAATCGACATCAAGCGCCTGCCGGTGTGGGAATTAGCCGCCGAAAACGCGGTGCTGGCAATGTGGTATACCGGCACGCATAACCAGGAGGCTATCGAACTGGCCGAGGCCTGGGGCTTTACCGTTCGCACGATGAAAGGATTTACCTGGGTGAAGCTGAATCAGAACGCGGAACTGCGCATCAACAAGGCGCTGGCCGAGGGTGAAGTCACCGATTTTTACGACTTCCTCGATCTGCTGAATGCAGAGACGCGCATGAATGGCGGTAACCACACCCGGGCCAACACCGAAGACTTGCTGATTGCTACCCGCGGCGCCGGGCTTGAGCGAAAGCACGCCGGGATTAAGCAAGTAGTATACAGCCCGCTCGGCGCGCATAGCGAAAAACCGTGGGAAGTACGCCACCGGCTGGAGCTGCTTTACGGTGATGCGCCTCGCATAGAGCTGTTTAGCCGCAGCGCGGCGCCAGGCTGGCATCACTGGGGAAACGAATGTTCCTCCAGCATAACCCTCACCCCAGGAATGGTTGGACCATCAGAACCGACACCGGAGGGTTATGAAACAGATTGCGCAATTTGGCCAGCAGAGGTCGAGATGGTTTTCAGTGCCGTTGAACATGACGGTGCCATTACTGAACAAAATAAGCGGAAGCTCAAATTTCACATCAACCGCATGTGGTTAGAGAAAACACCCATTCCTCAAATAGTCGTGTCCGCGCGGTCGTTAATCGCAACAATGGAGAGAAGCTCGTGAAAGAAATCATCGTTGACAATTTTGCCGGTGGAGGGGGAGCAAGTACGGGCATTGAATTGGCGATTGGCCGCAGCGTGGACATCGCAATTAACCACGACCCGAATGCCGTTGCGATGCACACTACTAATCACCCAGACACTCTGCACTACTGTGAAAGTGTGTTTGATGTTGACCCGGCAACAGCGACCGCAGGTAAACCGGTTGGCCTAGCCTGGTTCAGCCCTGACTGCCGCCACTTCTCAAAAGCGAAAGGCTCAAAACCGGTTGAGAAAGAGATTCGCGGGTTGGCATGGATCGTCATTCGTTGGGCTCTGTCCGTTCGTCCGCGGGTGATGATGCTGGAGAACGTGGAGGAGTTCAAAACCTGGGGACCGCTGCTGACCGGGGAAATGCGCCCTGACCCGGCTCGCGCTGGCGAAACATTCGAAGCTTTCTGCGGAATGCTCTCCTCTGGCATCCCGGCATATCATCCGGCGCTGGCCGAGTGCTGCGAGTTCTTGGACATTCTGCCGGATAGCCAGCAAGCTCAGCAGTTGATTAATGGTCTGGGTTACAACGTCGATTACCGCGAGATGCGGGCGTGTGACTATGGCGCGCCGACCATTCGTAAGCGATTCTTCATGGTCATGCGCTGCGATGGCGTTCCAGTGCGGTGGCCGACGGCTACGCACGGAGACCCGAAGTCGCCAGCGGTAAAGTCGGGAAGCCTGGCGCCGTGGCGCACGGCTGCGGAGTGTATCGACTGGTCAATTAGCGCCCAGTCAATCTTTGGTCGGAAGAAACAATTGGCTGAGAACACCTTAAAGCGCATCGCCAGAGGCATCCAACGCTTTGTTCTTTACAATCCGATGCCGTTCATCGTGAAGTGCAACCACACCACCACGAAGGGCAAATATGACTGCTTCAGAGGACAGTCGCTGGCTGATCCTATTCAGACCATCACCAAAACTCACGGATACGCGCTCGCCGTTCCGCACCTAACCAAGTTCCGAACCGGCGCTACCGGGCAGGAGGTTACCGAACCGTTACCGAAGATCACCGCCGGCACGTCGAAACGACCAGGCGGCAATGGGCATGCATTGGGTATGGTCGAAGCTGCACTTACACCGTTTATTGCCAGACAGTTCGGCGCCAGCGTCGGTCATACGGTTGACGAGCCGAGCGCTACGGTAACCGCTGGGGGCGGAGGAAAATCGCAGCTGGTGACGCCGACGCTTATCCAGATGGGATATGGCGAACGCCCAGGGCAGGCGCCGCGGGTTCTGCAACTGGAAAAACCGCTGGGGACGATTACCGCCGGCGGCGGAAAGTTCGCAATGGTCGCAGCGAATATGGTGAAACACTTCGGCGGGAATTACACCGGAGCTGGCGTTGCTCTGGACGAGCCCATTCACACAGTGACCACCACAGATCACCACGCTCTTGTCACCTCTAGCATTATCAAAATGCGCGGTACCAATACCGGCCAGCCTACTGACACTCCACTGCAAACCGTGACCGCTGGCGGTCAGCATTTTGGTGAAGTTAAAACCACGCTGGCAAATGAGGGATACGACGAGCACCGCGCGCAGCTTACCGCTGATTTCCTACGGGAATATTGTGGGGAGGACTGCACCGGGCTGGTTACTGTCGATGGCATCACTTACCGCATCGTAGATATCGGCATGCGCATGCTTCAGCCCCATGAGTTGTATCGGGCGCAGGGTTTCCCTGAGTGGTACATCATCGATAGGGACTACCGCGGTGTGAAGTATGCGAAGGATAAGCAGGTGGCCCGCTGCGGTAACGCGGTTCCGCCGCCGTTCGCTGAAGCCCTGGTAAGGGCAAATTTGCCAGAAATGTGCTTTACAAGAGGTTCGGAGGCAGCATGAAATCGTTCATCACCAGGTCGCTATCGCGGCCTTTTTTATTGCTGGCGTTCACCCTCAACCGAATTAACCGACTCTTCGAGGAATAACTATGGACGAAATGACACGGGAATTTAAGGACTGGTACGAAAAAGAAACTGGGTGGTGTGTAGAAGATGCCCCCTCAGACGATGTAACCGCGCTTATCTGGCTGGCATGGAAAGCCGGTAAAAAGGCTGGTGAAGACTTTAAGGAGTGAATCATGGACATCATCGATACCGCAGCAGAGATAGAAGAGCTTCAGCGTAACGCTGCCCTTTCCGCTCGCCGCATCGATCGCAACGCCGTATCAGCTGAGCATTGCGCGGGGTGCGGGGAAGACATCCCGGCGCCTCGGCGCGCTGCCGTTCCCGGCTGCCAGACGTGCGCGGAGTGCCAGGGTGTTATCGAACTAAGGAAAAGCAGCGAGGTGCGTGATGTTTGCACTCATTCAAAGAGGTCAGATTTACGCTGACCATTCAGGTTGGCCCGTCATCATCCACAGCTGCACATCACAGATAGTCCGCTACTGGCGACAGGGCCGGATTAACACCGCTTCAATCGACCGATTCAACAATGACTTTGAGCACCTCGATCATCGTGAGGCTGCACAAATACGCGCCGAACTGGAGACGAGCGAGCACATTAAATCGCTGCGTGCCCAGCGCGCGGCATGAGGAGGTTAACTAATCATCCCAAAGTGTTTCATCGCTTGATCGATAAGCGGGACAAAATTATCCGGGCATTCATACACCCTTGAGTCAGGAGAAATGCGGTTCGGTGCCTTCTTCATCTTGAACCCATGCATATGCTTAACATGAGCGATATGACACGTCTTAACACTGACACCATGATGATATTTCACGTATTCCTGAATCTGCTTGTAGGTTGCCATCAGTCTCTCCTTTTTAATGCGACTTAATATACATCACAGAGAAGTTACTTATAGCCAAATATGAGCAAACTTTTGAAGCACTGACGTTATAATTTTCTCGTGGAGGAATTATACCGGAATTAAAGATTAAACCGCCGAAACCTGTCGCTGTAAGTAGGCGAATTATCAAAGGTTTGAGTCGCTGCGAAAGATGCAACAAGACGAGACTGGAATGCAGACGCATTAACATGTCGGATGGTTCAAAAATAGTTGCATGCAAAGACTGTGTGGGTGCCAAAGCCATTACAGGTAAAAAGCAAAAGAAATTAAAGGTTCTCGAAATACCTACAGCTTTCGAGTCTTCGCGAAGAAAGCATTAACCCGCATCAGCCGCCCCAGAGGCGGCTTCTTTTTACCTGATTTCGAATAATCAACACGACGCAACGGACGTGGGTATACTCACGCCGGTTGCCAGGAGTCATCTATGGCACAGGTCATTTTCAATGAAGAGTGGGTCGTTGAAGCCAGACTGACTGAAAGAACCGGCCTTAGTGAAGGGCAAATCAAAAGTTATCGGCTGAAATTGTGGATCGAAGGCGTTCATTTCAAAAGGCTCACCGCTGAAGGTGAGACCGATAACCGGAATGGTGTTCTTTGGTACAACTACCCCCGTATAAACCAGCTTGTTCAGGAGGCTTGATGGGTTTTCCAACTGGGGTTGAATTGCATAATGGAAAAATCAGGATCACCTTCACTTATCGTGGCATTCGCTGCCGCGAAGTCCTCCGTGGCTGGGCAGCAACAAGCGGGAACGTTAAAAAGGCTGGTAATTTACGGGCTGTGATCGTCAGTGAAATACAGATGGGGAAATTTAGTTATGCGGATCATTTTCCTGAATCTAAAGCGCTGAGAAAATTTTCCACTACAAAGAGAATCAACACGTTTAGTGAACTATGTGATCTGTTCACTGATGCAAAACAGTTTGAAATTTCTGCAGCCTCGATGCAAACGCTAGCTTCAAACGTAAACACCCTACTCCGCGAAATTGGCAGGAACACCACGATTTCAGAGATCCAGCACGCTGATCTGTTGAACTACAGGAAGCAACTTTTGACTGGGGATGTAGTCAATCCGGCAATGCCTCAACTGAACAAACAAGGGCGTTCTCCGTCAACTGTGAACATGCTCATGCGCGTGTTGGTAGAAATGTTGAAGCTGGCCAACCGTAGCCAGTTTATTACCCATTCCCCATGGGAGGGGCTTTCGTATCTCAAAACCTCAAAAACAGACCCTGACCCTTTAACGCTTGACGAGTATCAAAGCATGCTTGCGACAATGCCAGAGAAGCATCGTCCGATATGGATCCTCGCGGTACACACCGGCATGAGACACGGTGAGTTGTGCGCTTTGTCCTGGGGGGATATCGACCTCAACAAAGGGGAAATCCATGTATCCAGAAACCTCACGAACAAAGGTCTGTTTGTTCCACCGAAAACAGATGCGGGCATAAGAACGATTACGCTTTTGAAGCCTGCCCTGGAGGCGTTGAAAGAGCAGTTTTTATGCACCGGCCACCTCGATCAAAAAGAGATTGTCTTCCACCACCGCGAGCATGGAAAAACAGAAAAACAAAGCCTGCGATTTGTGTTTGTTCCCCAGAAATCGAAGGTTAAAAAACCTCATTTTTCAAAAAGCGCTATATCTTATGGCTGGAAAGTCGGGATGGAGCGGGCAAAAAACAGAGCGCGCGATCCGTACCAGTCTCGCCATACTTATGCGTGTTGGTCACTTTCAGCGGGTGCAAACCCTTCTTTTATCGCTTCCCAGATGGGCCATGAAGACGCGCGTATGGTCTACGAAGTATATTCAAAATGGATCGGGGATATGAATAGCGATCAGGTGGATATGCTCAATTCCAGGATGCCTACTGCTATGCCCCCAGGATGCCCCAAAGCTAAGTATCTGCTTAAAAAAGTGTTGTGAAATTAATTACCTAAAAACATTACCAATAATATCAGGTGGATTACACTTCATAGTGCGGCCCCGCTTTTTCCCGCGCCGGACAACCTGAGGATGACAATCATGGGAAGCAAGAAGAAAACCAGTGTCGCAGTTGATGTCATAAAGCATGAGCCGTTAAAAACGAAAGAGTATGAAAAAGAGCTTCGTCGCCTCCACGTTGAACTGGTTAAACTCCAGCAGTGGGTCGTCGCAAAGGGTTTAAAGGTCTGTATTGTCTTTGAAGGGCGCGACGGTGCCGGTAAAGGCGGAACCATTAAAGCCATCACTGAACGCGTTAGCCCACGCGTCTTCCGGGTTGTTGCGCTCCCCGCGCCGACGGAAAAAGAGAAGACCCAGCTCTATTTCCAGCGCTATGTCCCCCACCTGCCAGCCGCCGGCGAAATCGTCATTTTTGACCGCAGCTGGTACAACCGCGCGGGCGTTGAACGAGTGATGGGATTCTGCACACCGGAGCAGGTCGAGAAGTTTCTTGATGGCACGCCGGTGATGGAAAAAGCAATGGTGGATGCCGGGATCATCCTGCTTAAATACTGGCTGGAGGTCACGCCGAAAGAACAGGAGCGTCGTCTGCGCGATCGTATCAACGACGGGCGAAAGACCTGGAAATTATCTCCAATGGACATTAAGTCTTTCAATTTGTGGGATGAATATACCGTGGCACGAGATGCGATGTTTGCAGCCACCGACACCGCCTGGGCACCGTGGTTTGTCGCCCGTTCGGAAGATAAAAAACGCGTGCGCCTGAACATTATTTCGCACCTGCTGGCGCAAATCCCGTACAAAGCCATTCACATCGAAGCGGTGAGTTTGCCGAAGCGTAAGATTGGTAAAGTGAAGCCGACCCAATACCCGTTCCGGTATGTTGAAGAGCGTTTTTGA